GCGAGACACCGCCGTCAGGCAGTACCTGGAGGGTCGACAGTGAAGTCCTCGCCATGCTCCCTCCTTTAGTAAGCGCGGATGATGTAGTGGATGCCCTTGACGGGGTGCAGGTTGTTGTGGGATGCCCCGCTACCAGCGTTCTGGATCGAGATGCCTGTGCCGGCACCCACAATCGAGATGCCAGTGCCTGCACCGTTGATGCTGAGCGGCGGGAACAGGGCGTAGTGGATCGAGCCGCCTGCCGTGCCCGCCAGGACGTTGGCGCCGCCCATCGGCCCAGGTGTGTCGTTCAACAGCACCGACTGCGCCAGGTCGCCCGAGTGGGCGTGGCCTGGGTCGCTGACCCCGTGGCCGTGGCCTGGATCGGTGACCCCGTGCGCGTGGACCGGCATCTCCGCTGCGGTCAGCGTGTGCGCTGCCTCACCGTGGGCAGACGCGAGGGCGTAGAGATTGCCAGCTCCGATGGGGCTGTTGTCGACGAAGTTCGGCAGGGCCATCGTCGTCGAGCCGTCGCCTGCGCCCCAGATGTAGCCGTCTGCCGCGAACGCATTACGGAGGTTGGGGTAGGTCGCTCGAGCGACCAGAGTCCCGTTGCAGATCAGCCAACCGGACGGCGGTGTCGCCGTCGGCCACATGAGGATCGTCCCCGCAGGGAAGGTGTCCCCAGGCTGAGAGGCTGGGGTCGGGACCTTGCGAGTGATTCCGTCGGTCCCGACCTCACGGATCTGTGTGCTCACCTACGGTCCGATCAGCAGGCCGAAGATGTGGTACGTGATCTCGGTGCCAGCGTCGGCCTTGCCATAGATCGTGTTGGTGGCCGCGAGAGTGATGCGCCCCTCGTCTGTGATGCGGTCGCCCTGGGCAATCGAGGTCGTCGGCAGGTACAGGTTCGTGTTCGCCGAGCCGTTGATGTAGAGCGTCGCGGAGTGAGGGTTCACGCCGTCCGTGTTGACCAGGACGATGCGGCTGATGATTACCGCACTCGAGCCGGGGACGGTGTAAAGGACCCCGGCCGTGCTGGGAAGCTGCCCCTGCGCGAGGAGCTCGTAGTTGTCGGTCGACAAGGGTCCTCCTAGAAGAAGTCGATGAAGTCGTCCACGTCATCCGGGTCAACGTGGTGGATGTAGTCCGAGCGGTCGATCTGGATGAGCCAGGAAGCGCTCATCTTCAGGACGGCCTGGTCGTACAGCGCCTTGAAGGACGACGAGAGTTCCGGGTCGTCCTCCATTAGGTAGAGCTTGTACAGGGACCCGTTGACCAGAGTGGCTCGGTGGTACCGCTTGGGGATGAGGATGTTCGCCTCGATGTCCGTCTCCGTCAGCTCCGTCGGCTCACGGATGTACTCCATGGTCACGACGTCGGTGGCCTGCGGGATCGGATACGCCTTGAGCTGCGTCCCCTGGAAGTAGTAGAGCAGCGGTGAAGCGATGTAGTTGAGGTTCATCGCGTATCCGGCGATGAAGTCGTCGTACCGGATGTGCTCGACCTTGGTGCCGTCCGCCTTGCGAAAGATGGCTACCAGCGTGCGGAAGTCGGTCGGCCAGTTGGTCGGGACTCCGGTGGTCCCGTCGAACTCGAGGTCGACGCTCGTCTCAAGGAAGCGCCATGGCTGCCCATCGCAGACGTCGTGGTACGTCTCGTTGATGACGGCCAGCAGGCGCTCGGTCGAAGCATCGTCGAACCCGTGGTCAACGAGGTCGTTGATGATCCCGGAGACGTCCACCTAGTCCTCCTTCTTGCGGTAGGTCGAGGGGACGTAGATCCGCTTGTGACCCGTCAGCCCTTCCCGCCGCATCGCCCACTCGAATGCCTCGGCGACCGGCGTGGTGGTGTCGTGCCGTTCGGCCTTCGCCTTGGCCTCCTCCCTCGCCATGTTCGACAGGATCTGGGCGTAGATCTTCTGCCCATGCCTGCGGACGTCTGACTCGTTGAGCTTCTTGAGGAGCTCGTCACGCCCGGGCAGGCGCGTGCCCAGCCCGAAGATCGGGAAGACCTCGTTGTTGGCGGGGCCTTCCTTGAGGAAGACGACCCATTCACCAGTGTCCTGCCGCTGACCGAGGATGAGCGAAGGGTCGTAGTCCTCGACCGCCTTGGCGGCCTCGCGCTCCTGCTGGCTCGTCCAACCGTTGTCGGGCGTCCAGAGTGCGCCGCGAGGGATGTCCTCGTGCATGGGTCGTACCTCCTTTCGAGATCTACTTGAAGACGAACTTGAGAGCGCCGGACGCGAGCGTCGGCTTGTAACCGACCGCCCGAGCTGCGCGGACGAGGTTGTCGAACGCCTCGGAGCTGAGGTTCCCGGTGACGGTGAACACGTTGTCGGAGTTGACCGTGTAGCTCACTCCGTAGCGGTCCATGTGCTCCTTGACGCCGGGGATGTTGATGTTCGGCATCGGTCCTCCATTAGGTGGCCACCTAGGAGGTGACGCACGTGTTGGACAACAAATAAGGCCGGGTGCTTTGGTCAGGGGCACCCGGCAAACCCTGGGGCCTAGACAGCGACTAGAAGCCGGTGTCGGTCAGCCCGTACTGGACCAGCGACGTGTTGCGCCGGTCGGTGCCCAGGTTCGCGTAGCGGAACAGGACAGCCTGGAACGCGTCGTAGTCCGTGACCCAGCGGATCGTCAGACCGTCGCGGGACAGGAAGTCCCAGTCCGCCGGCGAGAACAGGCGGAAGTGCGGCTTGTGAACGACGTGGAGCTTGCCCCACGGGTGGAGGCGGTCGGCGTTCATCGTGATCGTGCCCGTGCCCGCGTTGAAGCTGATCTCCTCGAACCCGCCGCGGAGCGTGTTCGAGTTGACGAAGCGGACGTTCGACTTGAAGTCGGAGGACGCGAACAGGCGCCGGACGAGGCCAGGCGTGGTCAGAGCCACGGTCTGGTCCGAGCGACCACCTGCGTTGTTCACCTTGTTCCAGTCGATCATCAACTGGTCGAGCGAGATCGCACCCGCCACGTTGTCGGACAGGTTCTGCCAGATCTTGTTCCCGGCAGCCGAGCTGTCGATGTTGCCGACCGTGTTGGCCGACGTCGCGATCAGCTTCTGGAGACCTGCGTCGATCTCGTACGTGCCCGAGGCGACCGTCGAGCCAGCCCGGAACAGGCTGTCACCGTTGGTCGGGGTGATCGCCTGGTCGAACGTGACCGTACCCGCGGTGACGTCGACGTCCGTGACGGTCGCGTAACCGTTGGTCAGGCCCGAAGTCCGGGCGCTCGGGTTCGCGGGCGTGCCGACGTCGACGTGCATACCGACGTAGATCAGGCCCTTGGAGAGCATCTCCGCCGAGTTCAGCGTCTGGGTCGCGTTGGCCGCGGCCGCGGTCGGGATGGTGGCGAGAACGCCGTCACCCGTGCCGTAGAGCTGGCGAGCGAAGTCGAGCATCACGTCGTCCTTGATCCGGTTCAGCTCCTCCTTGAGGGCCTGCGCGAAGGCGCCGGCGTCGCTCTTGGTGTTGCTGATCGAAGGCCCGGAGACCTGGACACGTGCGTAGTGGTACTTGAGGTTGTACACGGCCTTCTTGTACGCCTGGTTCCCTGCGTCCGGGAGCTTGACGTTCTCGCCGCGCGACCCGAGCCCACCGGACCTGCCGGTGTGGAGCGGGATGTACGCCTCGAGACCTTCCAAGTTCTCGGCATCCATCGGGAGGAGCTGGGTGATCAGGATCTCGTTGTTGAACTGATCCTGGATCGGCGCCAGGTAGTACTCCTTCAGGATGTTCGACAGGGTGCTAAGGGATGCACCAGCCATCGTTTGTAGTTACTCCCTGTGTGTTGAGGTGGTTAGTCGGCTGCGCCGATGCTCCGGAGGTGCGCCATGAGCGCGGTGTGTGCCTCGTCGAGCGTGGGCACGCGGCTCCCCTCCCCACCCTGCTCCTGCTGGGGCACAGCCCCAGGGAGGACGGTCTCTGCCGTCACGGGGTTCGGAGACTCCTTCTGTCCGACGAACCGCTCAGCCCACGAAGCCTGCATGGCCTCGTAGCGAGCAGCCGCGTCCAGGAGGTTGCCGCCCATCGACACGGAGAGTTGGTAGATCGACTCGACGTCGTTGTCGCCCCAGTCGGGACGCGACTGCCGAATGATGTTCTCCTGTCGCTGGTGCTCGCCCTGGATCGCCATTTGGATCTGCTGCTGGCGTTCCGCCTCGCGAGCCTGCTCGAGCTCGGCCTTCAACGACTGGACGTCGTTGCGGATCGAGTCGAACGCGGAGCGAATCGGCTGGAACTCCGGGTCCTCGGCGAAGGCCGCCATCGGGTCCTGAGACTGAGCCTGCTGCTGGAGAGCCTGGGTTGCTGCCGCATCCGCCTGCGCGGGGGACAGTCCCTGCTGCTCGAGCAACTGGCCCAGCTCCTGATGGATCGCCTTCCATGAGCTGGGGTCCTGGAGGTCCTGGTGGAACTGGATCACTTCCCGGAGCTGCGCGGGGTCTTCGATCTGGTACTCCTCAGCCAGGCGCCTGTACGGAGCGGCCTGCTGGAGCGTGCGCGTCCAGTGAGCCTGCATCTGCTTGTACGCCGGCTGGAGTTCCGGTGGAAGTGAGGCGGGGTCGAAGTTCTCGCCCATGAACGAGCTGTCCGCTGGGGTCTGCTCCGCTTCGGGCCGGGAAGCGAACTGTCCCTGCTCGTTGCGGTACTGACCTTCCTGGGTTACAGGCTCGGTCGGGGCGGGTGTCCCCTGGGAGTCGGGCGTCTGGGTCGGTCCGAATCCGCTCTCGGCCTGGAATGCTGCGTCCAGACCTCCTGCTTCGTCGATTGCCGCTGCCGCGCCCTGCACGTCGATGTTGAAGCCATCGCCTTCAGGCAAAGTCTTCTCCTTGTTTGGCAGAGTCCCGCCAGGGCACGGCCCACAAGGAGCCGCCCGGGTTGATGTCCCTGGAAAGTCGGGTTGTTCTGCGGTTGGTCGCAGAGGCGAGACCGCTCGCTACCCACCCCGGATTCACACCGGGCCTAAGCCTCGTCCGTCTCGCCTCGCACCCGGCCGCCGAAGCGAACCGGGGGGATCAAAGGGCTCTAAGAGCCCGCGGGGAGAGCGCGAGGGCTCTCCACGATTTCGGCGTCCACGATCTCCTGCTGTCGTCGACCAGCGGCCTCGATGGCTCCCTGGACGACCGCACCGAGCGCCTCACGGATCGTGTCGACGTCGGGCAGCACGAGTTCGTGCCTCACCGTCGCATCGGCGAGGCCCTTGGCCCGGCTCACCTTGTCATCGAGAATCCCGAAGATGGTGGCCGTATCCTTGGCACTCGCCTCCGGCAACTTCGCGTCTAGCAAGCGAAGCGCCTTGTTGCGGATCTGTTCCATCTCGCCGAGGTAGTCCTCGACGGCTTCGTCTACGGCTTCTAGGTCAGGCGGCCCCTCGGCCTCGAACTCCCCGCGCCACCTGCGTACGGTGGTGATAGGGAAGTCGAGTTCCCGAGCGGCCGCCTTCACGTTTCCGCCGTTGGCCTGGAGAACGACGTAGCAGCGAGCGCGATCTGCCTCGCTGTACTTCGACCTACCGGCCATTCGCTGAGGGTGCAGGCTTGGGCTTACGCATCTGCTTCAGCTTCTCCTGGTGCGTCTCCTCGGCATGTCGCTGCTGCTGCTGCGACTGCTGAGCGGACTGCTCCATCTGCTGTTGCTGCTCGGCCAGGTCCTGAAGGTTCTTGACCTGCTCGAGGTAATGCGTCTCCTCGGCCTGCTCCATCTGCTGACCAGGTGCCATCCACTCATGCGGCAAGGTCGGCTGGACATCCGGCTGGTTCAGGTTGTCCATCAACCGCAGCTCGTCCGTCACGTTCGTGTCGAGCGGCTGCTCCTCGATCTCCTCTGGGGTGATCTGGATGCCGTGCTTCTCGAGGATGGCCTGCATCACCGGAGCGCTGACCGTCGACCGTGCCGCGACGCTGAGCTTCGGCATGATCTTCGGGTCGAGCGACGCCATGGCGATCTTGACCTGGATCATCCGGTCGTAGGTCGCCTCGTAGTGCTGCAAGAAGCGCTGCTGCATTTCCATGGGCAGCGCCTCGAACTCCGGCGTCTTCATGTAGTCCCCATGGACCTGGACGTGTGTCTCCCAGTTCTCGTAGTCGAGCGGGGAGAGCGCCGCCTCCTGGAGTTCCTCCTGCGCCTCCTGCGGAGACTGGAGCGGCTGTCCGGTGTCGGGGTTGATGCCCTGAGCAAGCGACTGCATCGCCTGCTGCATGGCGAAGACGTTGATCGGTTCGCCACGCATGAGCTTGTCGTGCTCGCGGTACGCCTGGGCCTCGTCGCGCTCGAGCTGAGCACGGATGCCTGAGTAGTCCGCGAGGTCGAGGTGCTTGAGTGCCATCTGAGGGTCGATGAGGTTCATCTCCATCAGCTCCTTGATGGCCGCGATCTTCCCCGCGCGTGAGCGCGGGAGACCCGTGTCCATCACGGTATGGAAGGAGTAACCACCCTCGATGTCGGAACCCAGGAACTTCTTGACCTGGACCGACCCACCCTGGCCGTAGATCTTGACCAGGCGGGGCTCGATGTAGTACTTCGACGCCAGGCCGACCATGACCTTGCCCGCGCGTGCGAGCGCGACCTCCATGCGTCTGATCTCTGGGGTCAGCTCGTCGGCGATGGCCTCGTGGATCTGCTCGAGCGTCTCGCCGCTGTCGAGGCGGGCGGGAAGCTGATCCCGCTGCGACGGGAGCCGGGTGAAGATCCGGTCCAGCCGCTGCTGGATGTTGTCGAGGATCATCAGCGCCGAGTTGGGCAGGTTCTGGATCTGCCGCCACTCCGGCTGGGCCGCGTTAGGCCCGACCGGGTTGTACTCGAGCGCCAGCCCCGGCTCGTCGGTCAGCCGCTGACGCAGCGAACCGAACGGGACCAGGAGCTGAGGCTTGATCATCAGGTCCTTGTGCTGGACGATCTGGCTGATCGTCCGGTTGAGCTCCTTCTGTACCGGGCGAGCCGCGGCGACCCTCGTGTCGTCCAGAGGTGAGCCTGGCCGCTCGATGCCCGGGAAGTGGACGAGCGGGATCTCCTTGAAGGGGAAGCAGTTGCCCCACGGCTCGTCCTTGAGGATCGTGTCGGGACCCTCGATCCAGACCACGCGACGTCCCTGCGGGAACGCCGGCTGCGGCGGAAAGTAGCCGAACCAGACCTCACGTCCGGTCTTCGGCCGCCTGCTCCGCATACGCCGGTAGGCGAGCGGCAGGTCTCCCGCGGCCTGCTCGTTGAACTCCGAGTCGGGTCCGACCTTGACGCCCCAGCGGGCGAAGATCTCGTCCGGCTCCATCAGCTCCTTGACGAACGCGTAGCGGCAGTCCTCGAAGGAGTCGGGGATCGGGTCGACGAGCACGTCAAAGCCGTTCTTGACCTTGATGCGGATGTCGCCCATGTAGATCGTCTTCTCGTACTGGGAGATGAGGACCTGCGGGTCAATGCCCATCTGCTGCGCCTGCGCCCCGAGCTCGTCGCGGTAGACCTCGCAGAGTTCTGGGTCCAGGATCGGCTTGCCGTCCGGCCCAATGCAGATCTTCATGGGCTTGCCAGCGAGGCCGTCCCAGTCGATCCACCAGTAGCCCTGCGAGACCTGCGCCTCGACGAGGGCTGACTGGAGCTTCTGGTTGAGAGCGAGGTCCTGCCACCACCACTCGAACAGCGCCTCCGCGAGCTGCGCGGCCTTGATGTCCGAGTCCGCCCCCGAGTTGGGTACGGCGCGGATGATCGGCCGCGTCTTCGTCAGCAGAGCGACGTGGTGGTTGACGCCGGGCTGGATGCCGTCCGCGGTGATGCGGACCTTCCAGCGTGGCTTGTCGCCGTCGTTGATCGGCAGCGACTCGACCCGGCTCTCGAGCTTGTTCCAGATGACCCACTGATCGCGGTTGTAGAACGCCCGGTTGAGCGACCACTCACGCTTGTCCGCGGTGCGGAGCTTGTCCAGCTCCTGCCGCTTCTCAGCGAGTTGCGAGGCCGTCTTGAGCTGCGCGATTCCGGGCCGAACCTTCTGCATCGGCTGGTCCTGCGGCTCGGCCACGGATCACCTCCTAAGTGAGTTCGACTTCTTGTTCTTGACCGTTCATGCGGGCGATCATCTCGTCGGCTTGCGCCGGCGTTAGCTGGCCCACTGACTGCGCCCAGCGGATGTCCGCCTCGTCCTCGTCCATGTCGGGTGTGACCTGGACCTCGGATGCCTTCATCACCTCGAGTAGCTGCTCGGTGGTGAGGTCGTCCTTTACAGCCTCGGTCGCGCTAGGCCGTGCCCCGATGAGCGTCCGCAGGAAGTCCACTTCGTCGGCGAGCGCCTTGATGGTCTTCTCGTGCGCCTTACAGGCGGAGCATTCCTTACGCAGCACTACACCTCCCAGAAGTCGGATTCGTCCCAGCTCCCGGCGTCCTTACGCTTGCCGCGAGACTTGATCTGCTCCCACGCCTCCTCCTCCATCGAGGACGGGCCCCGTGGCTGGTCTGCCACGAGAGTTGAAGGGAGCAGGACGTTGGCCGTGCCCAGCGCGATCTCCGTCGCGTCGAGCAGGTCGTCCTTGGGGTTCTTGATGTCGGGGTCGTAGTTGACCCACTCGTCCATGAAGTCGCCCTGGGACGCGTGGATGCGGACCTTGCCGATCTTGAACAGCGGCGCCATCGCCATGATCCGCTCCGACTTCTTGCCGCGGGACATGACCGCGGTGATCGGAGGCAGACCTTCCATCCGTGCCGTCATCTGCGACAGCGCGGCCTGGTAGGCGTTGGACTCGATGCCGATGTAGTCCGGCCGGTGCTCGAGCGCCCAGCGTTTGATCTCGTCGATCTGGTCTGGGAACGTGAGTCGGCCCTTGAACGTCTTGAGGACGAAGGCGTAACGCCTGTCCTCCGGCACCCCGATCAGGCACATGGCGAAGTGGTCCGCCCGGTCGCTGAGCGAGATGGCGGGGTCGACGCCGAGGTACTTGTGCAGCCGAATGTCCCCGTTGTCGTCGCGCGGGAGCGAGACGTCCCCGGACATGGGGGTCGGCTCACCGAAGACGAAGTAGCGGAGCCAGTCGCCGTGGAGGGCGATGCCGGTCATGGAGTCGAACGACGCCATGTACTCCTGCTTGAACATGACCGGGTGCTGCGACTCCCGCTCCTCCTCCCATTCCTCAGCGGAGAAGTACGGGTTGTCGATGCTCGTGTACTCGACCCGGAAGTGGCGAGGGTTCTCGAGCGCCTTCTCAGACCAGAACCGTTCGTGAAACCAGTTCTTGCCCTTCGGCGTCGTCGTCGAGATGAAGATGCCGCGCTTGTCCGCTAGGGCCGGGCGCACGATGTTGTACGCCTCGTCGCTGCGGAGCATGGCCGCCTCGTCCACCCAGAGGATGTCGAGACCGGCGCCGCGGAGCATCTGCGGGTCCTCGGCCGTCTTGAACTGGACCAGGGTCCCGTTGTCGAACTCGATCTTCTTCTCGGTCTTGTTGTACTCGTAGTCCTTGCCCTTCCTCAGCCCCGCCTTGTTGAGGCCGTCGAGGAAGGCGAGCTTGGCCGGGAAGCCGATCTCGTGGTTCTCGGCGAGAATCCAGGCCCAGAGCGGACGGTCGTCCACGACGCCGTGGGCGTCGAGGTGGAACTGATCCGGGTGCTGGCAGTAGTAGAGGACATCCTCAGCGGCGCTGTAGGTCTTGCCCCCTCGTCGGCCAGCAACGAGGTGCCGGTAGCGGCACAGCAGACCCCGTTCGTCCGTTGCGGAGTGAAAGGCTGCCTGCCACTCGTGCGGGACGTAACCGCCCTGGGTGGCGAACCAGTAGAACTTGTGGGGGAAGCGGTTGGCGAAGTGCGTGTACCACTCCGCTGCCACATCCTTCGCCCAGTCGGTGCCACCCGCGGCGACCGACTTGACGCCGGCCATTAGGCCCCGGGCGGACCCAGAAGGCCGAACTTCTTGCGGACGGCCGAGCGAACGGCCTGCTTCTCGGAGTCAGTCCCGAATCGCGAGACCTCCTCGAGGGCGGCTTCCGCGTGGCCCTTGTCGGGGATCGGGTAGCTGCCCGGCCCCGGCGCCCTCTCCGGGAACACGTAGTCAGAGGCTGGCAGCGCCTTGCGCTGCGCCGTGCTGAGCTTGGCCACTAGACCTCCTCGATCTTGTCGACGAACCCGCCCTTGAGCGCTTCGTTGGCGTCGATCCACCAGTCCTTGCGCTTCCAGCGGTTCTGGATCTGCTTGCGCGAGAGCGTCGAGCGCTCCGCGAGGATGTCGAGCGCCTGCGACTGGAGGCGCTCGTTGAACTTCATGTCGTCCTCCATCTGCGAGAACGAACCGGCCGTGATGCCCTGGACCTCGTGGATCAGGAGCCAGGTCCGGCGGCTCATCACGCGCTCGTCTCCTGCTTGGAGCAGGACGCCGCCCATACTCGCGACCATGCCGAGGCCCACCGTGGTGAGCTTGTGGCCGCGAGCCTTGAGCGTCTGGAGGTAGTCGTAGAGGGCGAAGCCGTCGATCACGGAACCACCCTGCGAGTTGATCGTCAGGTTGATGTCCCCGGCGGGGTGCGCCTCCGACCAGATCTCGAGCTTGTCGATCAGCCGGTGGACAGTCTCCTCGCAAACGGGACCCACGAAGGCGAAGTTGCCCTTGGCCTGAGGACGTGCCTTCAGGTAGCGCAACTCGAGCTCCGCCATCTCGGCCTTGGCCGTGGTCTCGCGGATCTCTGCCTCGAGGAGCGTGGCCTCGAGCTGAGCCTTCGTGGGCATGAGCTACTCCTTGGGTCGGGCCGTGTAACAGCCGGGACAGTTGCGGTACGTGGGCTTGTTCTCCAAGCCGCATCCGCATGTCCACGGCTTAGTCCGTGCCTGGTGCTCGATCTTCCAGCCGGCGTTGGTGCCGCCCTTGACGTTGATACGCATTAGGCGATGCGCCACGCCTCGGCGCGGTAGGTGACGTTCGTGTTCGCCGAAGGGACGACCCGGGCGAACTTGTACTTCCGCGCCACGGGGTTGTCGAGGAACACGACCGATGCGCCAACCGCCGTCATCGTCTTGGTCGCCGTCGACGTCGTGTCGTTGGCGTCGGTGACGTAGGCGATGTCGTACCAGTTCACCCCGTCCAGGCTGCCCTGGAACTTGAAGGTGATGGTCGGGGTCGCGCCCGCGGCCTCAACCACGAACTGAAACGCCAGGGCGTCGTAGCCCTGGACGAATGTGGTCGGTCCGGTCACGTTCCCGGTAGACCCGCTAGGGGCCAGCGTGATCAGGTCGTACAAGCCGACCTCCTATCTGTGGTAGTGACGGCCCATCTGGGCAGGGGTGAACGAGGGTCCGATGCCGCCTTGGATCGTGGG